TACGGATGAAGTTGAAGCATATGGCTTTAATATTGCAGATCAGTTAATGCGCTCAACAAAAGATTATAAAAAAGCGCTTGATGTTTTACGTGGTGGTGCCAAAGATTCTTTAAAATATAGCCCTGATCTATTTGCGTATATAGTAGCATTTGGTGGTTCAGTAAATCATCCAATTATTAAAAGATTGTTGAAAAAAACTACATTTTATCTCAATAAAATCAAAAATAAATATAACTAGAAAACATAATTTTTATAAATAATATAAAGTTACTTTGCAGGAAAATAAATGAAAAGATTTAGATATCTTAGAGAAGCGTTAAAATCCGTATACGATAAGAAAATGGGTAAAATACGTATTCAAATTTTTAAAGATTCAAATGATTCACGTTTACCTTTTACTGTAAAGATCGATGGCGACGAAATGGATATGGGTTTCGAAACACTTGCAACTGCTAGAAAAGTTGCTATAATGACTGCAAAAGAGTTAGGATAAATAAATTTATGTCTTATTTAATTAAACCAATAGCAAATGAAATTGCTGCTCCTACATCAAGTGGTACTGCAACTGACGTAAGTAATGCTCAATATGTTAGAATTGTTAATACTGCAGCAACAACTGCTCATTTAGTTACATTTGCTGGTTCGTTTGCCGGTACAATGACAATCGCAGGTGGTGATACTGTGTTAATCCAAAAATCAAAAGAAGATACTATCTTTGCCGCCGATGCTGCGGTTAAATTAGCAAAGGTTTCAATATAATGATCTCATTTAAAAATTTTAGAGCCGAAATTAACGAAGCTGCTGACTATAGCGGTTTAAGTATTGATCAACTTAAGAAGAAATTTAGAAGCAGTATTGCTGATTATAGAAAAAATGGCCATTTTGCAAATGATAAAATAGAAACAATATTTATGCAATGGGGTATGAGTAACGGCGAAATTAGAACAGATGACTATGCTGAATTTGAAGATATGATGGATAGAATTGTTTCTGAAGACGCTTCTATTGATGAAAAGAAAATGTCTGCAGCAGCTAAAAAGGCAGCAGCAAAATGGCGTAAATCTCCAGCAGGTAAAGCCGCATTAAAAAAATATAAAAAGAAATATTCTAAATCAAGTTATAAAGTTGATAAAAAACGTTCCAAAGCAATGAAAAAATCTCGTAAAAAATCAGGAATTGCAAGCTAAAATGAAATCATTTGAAAATTTTAGAGCAGAACTTAACGAAGCTTTAGATAAATTCGAACCTCATATGATGTATGATCCAAAAACTGGTAAAGGCTATAAAGCAAATACTATGGATGATCATTTAAGAATGAAAGAACTTGGCTATACGCATAAGAAGATTGATGAAGCTGAGAAAGTTGTTGCTAAAGTTTGGTATGGACACAATAATAAAACAAAAAGTAGATCATTTAGTAATGAAGGGCAGGCGTTAGCTTGGGTTAGAAAAATGCAAGATTTAGAAGATGTTTCCGATTATTCAATAAGATAATAAAGAAGAAATAAATGAAATTAATAGCAGAATATAACGATTATTCGTTAGATACTTCAATTATTACCGAGGCAAATGAAGCTGGTGATACCGTAAAAAAATACGTGATTGAAGGAATATTTGCGCAAGCAAATGAAAAGAATAGAAACGGACGCATATATCCAAAAGCGACTATGGAAAAAGCTGTTGCTAAATATGTCCGTGAACAAGTGAGTCAGAAGAGAGCCGTCGGTGAGTTAAATCATCCCGAAGGGCCCACTGTCAACTTGGATAAAGTTTCGCATTTAATTACCGATCTTAAGTTTGAAGGTAATAATGTGATGGGAAAGGCCCAAATCCTTGATACGCCAAATGGTAAAATTGTTAAAGGTTTACTTGATGGCGGAGTAAGATTGGGTGTTTCAACTAGAGGTATGGGAAGTCTTAAGCAAGATAAAGGCGCGCAGGTTGTTCAAAGTGATTTCATTTTGAATACTGTGGACATCGTTCAAGATCCGAGTGCACCAAGTGCATTTGTAAATGGTATTATGGAAGGCGTGGATTGGGTCTGGAACAATGGAATTATCGAAGCTAAAGAAATTGAAAGAATGGAGACAGAAATTCTATCGGCAACTCGCAAAGGTTCTTATGAAGTACAAGTTCGTGAGTTTAAGAATTTCCTCTCGTTATTAAAACAATAATTAGGAACTTAAAATGTCTAATGAAAATTTTGAAGAAGTAGAAGTTTCCGATATCGAGAGCGAAGTTCTAGACGAAGAAACGACTATTGAAGAAGCCAAAGTGGCTACTAAAGTGAAAGAAGTAGATCCTAAAGATGCTGAAGTTGCAGCCGTTGATGCTGTCGACGATGCTGGTGATGTGACTGATAAATCCCCTGAAAACAAGCCAAAAGCTAAAACTAAAGCTGTTGCGCTTGCTGCTATGTATTCAAAGCTACAAGGTATGAAGAAGCCTGAGTTAATGGCTGCATACGAAAAAATGATGGGTGAAATGGAACATGGAGATGATGAAGAAGAAATGGAAGAATCATTTGATCATTCTGTTGAACTTACTCAACTCGTCGATGATGAAGCCACTTTATCAGAAGAATTCAAAGCCAAAACTGCTATCATCTTTGAAACTGCTTTAAAAACTAAACTAAAAAGCGAAATCGATCGTCTCGAAGAGAATTATAAAGATGAACTTGCTGAAGAAGTATCTGGTTTTAAATCAGAGCTTGTTGAAAAAGTTGATTCTTACCTCAACTATGTAGTAGATACTTACATGACTGAGAATAAGCTCGAAGTGTCTAACGGTCTACGTACAGAAATTGCTGAAGAATTCATGACAAAACTTAAGCAAGTTTTCGTTGAATCTTATATTGATGTACCTGATTCAAAAATTGATCTTGTCGATGACATGGCTGCGCAAGTATCTGAACTTGAAGAAACAGTGAATGGTCAAATCGAACAAATGATGGAAATGCATAATAAAATTTCCGATTTTGAACGTAATGATATTATTCGTGAACATTCTGAAGGTCTTGCTAAATCTGAAATCGAAAAGTTTAATTCACTAGTCGAAAATATCGAATTCGAATCAATTGAATCTTTCTCTGCTAAATTGCAAACAGTGAAAGAATCTTATTTCCCACAAGATAAAGTAATCGCTGAAGAAGTTGATACTCAGGTTGGTGTTGTAGTTGAATCTACAAGTACTAACATGGATCAATACATTCAAAAGTTACGTAATTAAAATAGAAAGTTAAGGTTATAAACATGACTGAATTTAATACAACTCACTCTCTAGTTGAAAAATGGGCTCCTGTCCTCAACGAAGAGTCTGCAGGTAAGATCAAAGATCATACTCGCATGAAAGCTGTTGCAGCAATTCTTGAAAACCAAGAACGTGCCAATGCAGAACAACGTGAGCTAACAGAAACTGTAGCTAACACTACATCTTCTGCAGCTAACTGGGACCCTGTCCTTATCGCTCTTGCTCGTCGCGCAATGCCTAACATGATGGCATTTGATGTTGCATCAGTACAGCCAATGAGCGGACCAACTGGTCTTATCTTTGCTATGCGTTCACGTTACGACGCTGGTACAACTGGTTCAACTGAAGCGCTATTCAACGAAGCTGATACTCAGCATACAGGCGATTCATCTGGTACTCAAACTCAAGATCCATCAGGTCTATCTGGTCTTACTGACTCAAACAGTGACTCAAGCTTAGACAACGATCGTACAGGTCCTGACTTTGCTTCTGCTATGCCAACAGCTGATGGTGAAGCACTTGGTTCAAATACAGGTGGTTCTGTCTTCTCTGAAATGGGTTTCACAATCCAAAAAGCAACAGTGACAGCAAACACTCGTGCTCTTAAAGCTGAATACAGCTTAGAACTAGCACAAGACTTGAAAGCGATTCATGGTCTTGACGCTGAGCAAGAACTTGCTAACATTCTATCAACAGAAATCCTTGCTGAGATTGACCGCGAAACAATTCGTACAATCAACTCACAAGCGAAAACTGGTGCTATCACTGAAAA